CATTGAATTTAATACATAGATTTCCCTTGTTATTTTCTCTCGTCATTCCAAACCCAGGTATAGCTTTCACTAACCCGTCCTTAATTGGATTTCCTGCCTCACTATTAAAACGCAGCTGCTTTCCACTAATATGCTGGATTATAAAATCAAATCCACACAATGATTCTTTGAGAGAAATCTCTTTATCCATATGTAATGTCAGTCCATCGCGTTTAAATATAGTAGTATTTTGTATAATTATCACTATTTTTACATCCCCTTTTAAATTATTATCAATCACATTTCCTCTATCTCTCAATATAATTATTTCTTTGTCGTCTATACCCTTGGCTATAGGTATATAAATAGTTTCATTTTCGATTTTTCTAATATTGTCTTCGAATATCCACCGCTCAATTTGAACCGGAATTTGGTCACCACTATATGCTTGCTCCAAGCTAATAACTACATTTTTTATTATAGGTTGGGGTTTGTTTAAAGCATTCATATCCACAGGTTGGCCATTTCTAAATATTTTCACATTTCCCATTGGAAATCCATTCATACTATTCATACCATTCATACCTGGTATTCCACCTCCTCCACCAAAAAACATTTTAAACACGTCGTTCATTCCGTTCATTCCGTTCATTCCGTTCATTCCGTTATGCGATGATTGATGGTTACCATTTAAACCTCCAAATGGATTGTTTTTACTCATATCATATTTTTTTCTTTCAGTTTCATCCCCAATTACTTGATATGCCTCATTTATCTGTTTAAACTTTGCCTCAGCCTCGGGGTTACCTTGATTTTTATCAGGATGATGTAATAAAGACAATTTACGATATGCCTTTTTTATTTCATCTTGACTAGCCTTCTCATCAACCTCCAAAATCTTATAATAGTCATCGCCCATTTAATACTATATATTATATACATTTACATTTACTTAAATAGTTATTAACGAATAACTATAATTATACACTATAATGAGTGTTCCCTTTATGTATAAATATAAACCGCATTTTTTTAAAGATTTTGAAATAGATAAAAACATTGTTGATATATTAAATACATTGATTTCTATGAATAATCTTAACCTACTATTTATAGGTGATACTGGTTCAGGTAAAACTTCGTTAATTCAGGCTGCTATTCGAGAATATTACGGAGATATTCAATATACTGATGACATATTAACTATCAATAGTTTAAAAGAACAAGGTATCCAATATTATAGAACAGAAGTGAAAACTTTCTGTCAAACAAGATGTTCTATTCCTGGAAAAAAGAAAATTGTTGTATTAGATGATATTGATAACATCAACGAACAAAGCCAACAAGTCTTTAGAAATTGTATAGACAAATACAGTAACAATGTTCATTTTATTTCATCTTGTTCAAATGTTCAAAAAGTCATCGACAGTTTACAATCCAGAATGATTATCATTAAATTAAAACCACTTACGTATGATAACTTAAACAATATTCTTCAAAATATTAAAGGTCTTGAAAATATTATACTTGACAATAAAACGGAACAATTTGTCTTAACCGTATCTAACGGTTCTATTCGCATTTTATTAAATTATCTTGAAAAATTTAAGATTTTAGATGAACCAATCACCCATGAATTAGTTAACAATATATGTACAAATATCAGTTTTTCAATATTTGAAGATTATACAACCCATATTTTACATCATAACTTGACTGATGCTGTACATATATTCTACGAATTATTTGACAAAGGATATTCTGTTATGGATATTTATGATAACTATTTTTTATTTGTCAAAATAACAAGTCTATTAAATGAAACTCAAAAATATGAGATTATAAAACTCTTATGTAAATATATTACCATTTTTCATAATATACATGAAGATGAAATTGAATTAGCCATCTTCACCAATAATATTATTCAATATATATGTAAGTAATCGTTGATACGCAAATATTACAATCACTCAATAATGATTGTTATATTTCAATATAATATTTCAATATAATATTTCAATATAATATATTAAAACGAAATGAACCAAACATTTAAACGCGTCGTGGATAAAAATGTTTTATTCGATTTTTTAGAGAAAAACTGTGATAAAACAGACAAGTATCATATATTTGATTTGTCCGCTTATAAACGAGCTGAATTAAATGAGAGCACGACCGTACTTTTAGAAAACTTGAAACCGTTTTATCACTCTGCAAAATTATTTTATTTAGAACGTAAAATATCCTATTCTGGGATATGTACAATTATCAGACAAATTTGTAAAGCTCATTCAATCTTGTTTACTACCAAAGTATTATACAGTAAATCAAAATACAATATACCATACTTTATTTATTTCTAAACGAATGTGATACACCAGAGGGTAGAGAGAAATACAAATAGATTACTGAAGTATAGTTGTATTTTATTTATTATTTATTTTTCATAGACAGATGTTGACAATGTGGTCAATGTGTTCACTCTCTTCAATCGGTTCAATATCTATAGATAAATGAACTTTTAGTTGGATAATAGTAAGTATCGCGCAATTACTGTATTGCTTTGCAACACTTGTTCTGCTGATAGTCTGGCAAACCATTGTAAATTCGTGCGTAACAATATTTTATCAGCTGGAATATAAATACCATACGCACCTTCAGGTATACTGAAATCATCATCGTCACTTAGCAAATTATCTACTAATACTGGCTTTCCATTTGTCATTTTTGCACCAAAATATTTGACATCCAAAGACATGACTTGTTTTTCTCTTATATGTTCATACAACCACTTGTCAGTTTCTCCTGTAAATTCCATTTCATTCGTGTAGTCGGCGGATACTGTCTTCTCCAAGAAATGTACATACTGACCCATCATTTCACAATCCTTTTTACAACCCATGATTTTGTTTGTTGGAAAAAAATCAGTATATGTGGCTACATTACTCATGGATGGTAATTCACCACAAAACATTGGAGCGGCCGATAGTCCTTTGTTGAATAGTGATATCAAATTATTCATACATATAAAAGAGGAAGGAATCGTCATACCCCCGTAATAATATAACAACTTGGACATTGCTAATTCTCTTAAATGTGGTCGAAGTGGATTGGGCAAATTAGCAACCTTGGTGCTCCATCCTGGAATAATCTTATTAAACGATTTATCATCTATTAAACAAACATTAAATGCCTCGCCACAATGGTCAACGATTGATTTTATTGTTAAATATTGGTATGGTTGATTAAAACATTGAGTATTGCGTGACGCAAAATGTGGCCACCATCTAGCATTTGTTTCAAATACAACATGAACCCATAAAATTGGCTTGTCTGCTCTAGCTAAAGTAGAATCATTCAACAAATACCTCTTGATTAATTCATATTGGTCCATTTTGTTGTTTAGTTCTTCTACTTTTTTATACTTTTCAAAAAAGAAGCCAAATATTATTAATAAAATTAATACAAATACATATTTTGCGTAATAATTCATGTATATAATACACTTACAAATTTATTTCGTAGTATATTGTATATGAAAAAAAATACTGTTTCGAATAAAATTAAAAAATCCCGACATTATACATTAAAAAAAAATGCTCATGTCAGCACTAAAACGTTACCAGTTAATTTTAAATTGTATGGTTCTAAGAGTTACGACGGAAATGCTATTTTAGAACATGCGCGTAAATTAGAACAACAATATAATAAAAAGTGTATTCCCGATAATTTAACATGGTTGGGTAGTTTGAGTGTAGCCAAGAGTTACGAGAGAAAAGACACTAACATATATGAATGGGAAATTAAAACACCGACTAGATTGGTTAATATAAATAAAAAAAATGAAAAATATTTTAAACGTTTATTTTTGAACACGTCTCAACCAATGACACCATTGATTAAGTTATCTAATGTGAATATGAAAACGATATTAGATGTTGCCAATAAAATGGAGTTCGAACACCCTTATTTTAGCATGTCTATACATGAACGAGCGTGGCACGAATTTGCCTTTGCATATGGATATTTATCATTGAAAGAACAATATGAGTTTTTATTACTAATTAAATTTCTACTGACTAACAATTTTATTACTATCAATATGAGAGATGGCACAAGTATTCTATCTAAAATAAATAGAGACATTTATTACTACAGAACAGCCAATATATTACCGTTCAAACATAAAGAGAAATATAATCGAATTAGTTTTTATCAATTTGACGTATCAGCTCTTACTAATTTATGTAGTGTATTACCAAAGAATATTTCTGGCGTATACCAACCTAATGTAAATAGTTTCTGGTTTCCCAATCTTGTCGTTTATCAAATGAATATCGAAGAATATGTATTGTTCAATCCACACAAGAATCTAACATATATTAGACAAAATGAATAATATATTAGTCATAATTTGTATAATTTGTATAATTTGTATAATTTGTCTAAGTGTACAAAAAAATAAAATTGATTCAAGTAACAGGAAAATAATTATTGTAACCAACATGACTATTAAATTACCATTAATAACCAGTTATTATTCATACAAGTATGACATCGTTTAATCACACGGTGTCATTCGAGGAATGTATAACAATTAGATATTACGAATATGACAGATGCGAAGAGGATGAAGAAAAAAAAGGAAAAAATTGGCAAAGAACTGCCGATTTAACTTGTAGAGAATTTAATCTTCCAGTAGAAAAAGGAGGATGTGGTGGAAAATGGAATATTCTAGAGAGTAAATTAGATGAATTAGATGAACCATATTGGTTATTGATTGGTCAGTTGTGGCAAAGTTTATATAAAGGTGCAAAACGGATAGAAGAAGATGAATCTTCTGATGAGGAAGATGAAAAGCCGTCGGCAGACAAAGACAAATAGCCGTCGGCAGACAAAGACAAAGACAAAGACCATAAACTAGAGCCGTCGGCAGACAAAGACAAAGACAAAGACAAAGACAAAGACAAATAGCCGTCGGCAGACAAAGACAAAGACAAAGACAAATCTAGTTTTTTATTCTTTTCAAGTCTGACCAAAATTTGTCGTGGTTTTCACGTATCATTTCATCCTGATTCATCAGTTTATAAGCGCGTTGTATATTAATATCTTCGTCTTGCGAATGCGCGTTCTTCAACATAGATTCATGAGACGACAACCATTTATCACTATTTTGAACCATATCTTGCGTTCTTTCGCGATTTAATTCATCTATATTTGTATATTTTTTTCGATTATGAAAATCTTCTTCTGTCACTGGAATCACCGACTCACAATGCGCCTTTCTCACGTCTTCAAACTGAAGCTTGTCAAACATTGATGATCCGTAATTTCCTGGTATTTCTCTCACTAAATCAAATTGTCCCCCATTAGACGCATTCATATCTTGGAAATCATTATGAACTACTAAAGCTCTTAATTGCTTCTTTTTATTTTGAATATATTCATTCATTTGATTTGTAGTCGTTACAGTTTCACTTACTAAATCGTCGTCCGATTTTAACCAGTCTCCGTATCCGGTTTCTTCCGATTCATCTCTTAACTTCATTTTTTCAAAAGTGCTATTAAACCAATCAGTATACTCTTCTTGACTCATTGTTTTTATTTTTCCGTCAATCAATACACTATGTTCACTACTCCATAGTTCATCTTTATCATACTCTGTATTTGTAGTCGTACTACTTTGTCTCAACTGATGTATCTTCAATAAATATTTGTATGCTTGAGAGAAAAAGAGAAAATATTCTTTGTCTAGTCCTGATTTATCGGGATGTGTTTTTAAGACTATTTTCTTTGCCTCTTTTAGATCAACCTCTTTAAAATGAAACGGCAATTTAAAAAGATTCAACAAATCATTCAATTCATAATTATGTATATTTAAATCCATATTATCTATTTACAGATATATAATTTTATATCTTATATTTATAATCTTATTCATATTTACACATTTGAATATTTAAGTTCGCACAAAAACATCAAAAATGTAAAATCAATATTTCTGTGGGTGGCAACAAAATACAATCCTGGACTAAAAATACGAAAAATCAGTCTAAAAAAACAGAATTCGACTAAAACACAATCTAAACAAAAACGGAATTCGACTAAAAAATCGCGTTCTAACCACTAATCTTCATAAACAGGCAATCAATATTACATTTCATAATTAGCGGTTGAGCATACACATTTCCGCATCTGTTTTCGGAAAAGTTGGTGATAGACCTAATAAATCAATTTCGGCTTGGGTTAAGGCCGTATTTTCATCTGCGAACGCCTCTTGCTCGTATATATTGTTTTTGTAAGAATCAACACACATATACATACAATACTGGAAGTAGAATTTACAAAAACCGTCACGCTCTATCTGATGAACATGTGTAACCTCGTGTTTCAATATTGATGGTAGTGTTTCATCATTTGATGTGGATACTAATACGAATGGGTACAATACCAATCCATCTAAATTTAATAACCGTGTTATATATGAGTTATATATGACTTTTATTGCACTCATTTTGTGTAATAGACTGTAATATTATGACAGTCTATTAATGAACCAAATTCAATTTTTTTTTACAACGTTGAGAACATTGACTATGTATGTGTTCTACTAACTCATATACACATTTTTCTACACCTCTCGAAAAAAGCATTTACTTCACCAATGTCTGCGCCAGATATGCTATCATCTGGCACAAAACTGATTGAGCCCTTTTTATACGCCATTAATGTGGGAATACCCTTCATCATTTTTTTAGTTTTCATATACGCAAATAAATCGAAATTCGCATCTACATCTACTTCAAAACATAATACGGATTCACTCGATATGTTTTGAAAATGAGCATCCACCTCTCTCTTTATTGATTGGCATGGACTACACCAGTCTGCCGTATATTTGAAAATCATTACCCCTCTATTTTCTTTTAATAGTTGTAAAAAATAATTTCTATCTCCTTCATATTGGTAAGCCATTTCTTACAATATTATATAGTTTAATCTTTATGTCTAATTTCGCAAAATAGTATTTCATCAATATGATACATCTAAGTGATATGTGGTGTATTACTAGAAAAATTGATAGTTATATTGTGTAAGAAGAAAATACAATCTAATTACAAAAATAAAATATAAAATAGGCATAATAGGTATAGGCATAATAGGTATAGGCATATTATGTATTGTTCTATTCTAAAGAATAATCCGTTACGATTGTATGATGTTACTATGCGTCACGGATTACAGTCTATTTCGAAAATATATAGCTCTCAAGAAAAATTACAAATGATAGAAAATATCATAATCAAAAAAAAACCAGATGCTATTGAAATCGGTTCGTTTGTCTCGCCAAAACTAATCCCACAATTAGCTAACTCGTTGGAATTATTTAGAGAAGCAAATTCTGTTATGTATACCAATAAACCACTTGATATCTTTGTAGTTACACCCACAATAAAAAGCGTTGAATTAGCTGCTAAACACGACGTGCTCAATTATTCATTTGTCACTTCCTTATCCAATCCATATCAACAAAAAATCAATAACAAAACCATACACGAAACTAAAGAGGATATTACACATATGATAAATACTATTGATAACAGTTGTGACGAAAAAAAGATAAAACTGTATGTTTCATGTTTTAGTTACTGTCCAATCATTGGTAAATTGAACAACGACATGATTGTAAATGAAGTTGTCACTTATTATCACAAATATAATACAATTCATGACATATGTCTAACTGATACCTGTGGTTCATTACAATTCAATGATTTCAAATATATTATTGACCGCCTTGATGAAAACAATGTAGAGTTCAATAGATTTAGTCTTCATTTACAAAAACAATATAATCATCAAAATATTAAAAATATTATCTGTTATGCGATGAAAATAGGTATTTCAAGTTTCAATGTATCTAATATTTCTAGTATAGATATGTCTAATATTTCCAGTATAGATATGTCTAATATATCTACATATGAAATGGCAGGTAATATAGAATATGACAATATATATGAATGTCTTTAGAACAACTACTTTTGCTTGAACCTATACACGCGCCCTTTTCTGTATTTTTCACTCCGGGCACGATTTATCTGTTTTTTTGTCAGTTCATCAAATGTTTTTGGCGTTTTTTTCGTAATACGTAGAGACGGTCTATACACGTCATTTTTATTCTTGTATCCCACTTCACCTCG